TACAGTAGCGTCATCTACAACTACACCTTCGTAGCGAGCTTCAACTAAAGGAATGTTTCTTTCGTCACTTCCTACAACTTTCCAAACGAAGTCGTCTGATGTAGGTAATACTTTTTCAGGAAATAAAGATAAAGTTGTATCTAAATTTTTCATACCTGAATTTTGTAAAAGCACAGTAGTTAAAGGAGAAACCAATTGTGGTTTGCTTCCAAAAATTGCACCAATGTGATTTTTTAATGTTAATCCTGACCAGGCTTGACCTTTAGTCATTACAAATTTTCCAATTGACATAGTTATTATTTATTTAATTTAATTTTACAGATTTAATTCATCTCCAATACCAATGTCATAACTATTTTTGTCAGACATCCAACTTGGAGTTCCAGCGTCTTTATATGCTCCTTTTTTAATAATTGTTTCTAAATCTTTCACAGCAGAAGATTTAGCTTTTAAATTTAATTTAGATAAGTCTTTAAAACCATCAGTCATTTCATAAATATAATACATACGAGATTCAAATTCAATTGGATTCTCTCTACGTTCTCTCATGAAACGATTTTCAAAAACACCATCAGGAGATTTACCCACAATTTCATTCATTGTTTTATAAACTTTTTCTTGAATTGCTTTAGTTGGTTTAAATCCATTAATAAGATTTGTTTTCTCAAAAATGTTTTCTTTAATTGCTTTATCTAATTTTTCTTGTTCAATTTTCTGAAGTTTTAAATTTTCTTCATAAGCTTCTTTTTCAGCTTCAATTTTACGAGAATTAAATTCTTTTAATGATTCTAATGAATCTTTTGCTTCTTCTAATATTGCATCTTCTCCTAAATCAATTAAACGATTAACCATTCTTTTAACTTTGGTTTCGTCTAATCCTTGATTTAAATAATCTTGATAAACTATTTGTTTAGCTTGTTCTAAATTATCTTTAAGAGAATCTTCTGTAATAGATTCTAATGATACATTCTCAGCTTTATATCTTGCAATTTTCTCAATATCTAAATTTGCAAGATATTCTTCAGCTAATAATCTAGCTTGAACTTCTTGTTCTCTTTTAAATACTTGTGCAAAATCATCAGGTGATTCTATCTTATCTTTTTCAATGTCGAGAGAAGGTAGCAAGCCTTGTTCATGAAGGAAAGCTGCAGCAGAAGAATATAGGTTGGAAGAAGAACTGTCGCTATCATCGTCATCATCCTCACTACCTTCATCTTGATCATCTTCATCGCTATCTACTTCCTCTGAACTACCGTCCTCAACAGCTTTAATATCTTTAATTTGTGAATCATCATCTTGTGAATCATCATCGTCATTTTCTAATTCTGTTGGATCAAAATCATAATTTAATTCAAAATCATCATTTTCTCCAAACATACTCATGTCTAAATTGTCTTCCATAATTTTCTTCTTTTAAGTTTCTTCTTCCTAATTAATTTTCTTAAAGTTTGCAAATATAATATAAAAATTAAAAATTTCCAAGAACTATTAATAGTTTTTAATAATTCTTGGAAAATTCTAATAGCGTTTTATGATGTAGTTTTTTTCTTAATTCGAGCAATTTGATTAGACTCTTTTTTAAGTTCTACATTATCTTTATGCTTTTTCATATCATTATCTAACGCTTTCATTTTAGCAACATAATCATCTTTACGTTTTTGTTTATCTAATTCAAACTTTTCACGATCAAGAGGATTTTCAATACCATCCTCATTACCTTCAGAGTCAAAAGCAGATTGTGCTTTTAATTCTTCAATATAAACTTTAGTTTCATTATCTCTTTGATTCATTAAATCTTTAAGTTCTCTTTCAGCAACAAGATTTTCTTGTTGTAACTTCATCTGTTCTTCTTGAAGTTTATTTTGTTGTTGAGAACTTTCAGAATTACGTTGATGCATTTCTTCTTCCGCATTTTCTAATTTACGTCTCATATCCATTAATGATGGACTAAAGTAAATATCCATGATAGTAGACATTGAACCACCATTTTGAATGAACGCTTGAGCATATTGTTTAATAGCTTGTTCAAGTTCAATTGATTTAGCTGTATTAGTAACTAATATACCATAATCAGATTCTGCAAAGTCTTCACCTTCCATATTAAGAATTTCAATTGTTTGATCGTCTAATATGTATTGTACTTTTTTATTTTCAACACTTCTTAAAGCAATTTTAGCTACTTCTAAAAAAGCTTCTAATACTCTAAGTTTAACTTGCTCATGTTGTGAAAACCAATATTCAGTAATATGTGATGATTGGTTAACAGAACGTTCTACACCACCAACTGTTTCTCTATTAGAAATTTGTCCTTGTCTTTGTTGAGATACTCCACATATCTCACCCATTTCCATTTTAATAAATTCTAATAATTGAATATGTTGTTGAATATAAGAACCTGTTTCCATGTCCATTACTCTACCACCTTGAGTATTCATACCTCCAGCAAGTTTACCTGTAGAAGCACCGTGATTACCTTCTTTAAATGAATCAATTACGGCAATTTTATTAACTACTGCAAAGTGCATCCATTTTTCAATTTCCCATCCTGCAGGAACTTTAGATAAATCTAATTCAAGTATTTTACCATAATTAGAAGCAATAGCTTTATTAAGTCTATCCCAAATAGCATCGTACATATATTGGTAATTTTTAGCTCTATCCATTAACGATACTGCTTTACCTTGATTTGTATTATATATTTGACCTATAATTCCAAGATGTCCTTTTGATGGATTATTAGCTTTTGTAAACTGTACAGGTAAAGGACGCATTTTTAAATAAATATCTTTACCTATTTTAGTACCTTCCCAACCTTCATTAATCCAAAAGTCAGTTGTTTCTTCACCTAATTCTTTAATTGGAATATATTCTTCAGATTCAAAACGATATTGTGTTTCACCAAATTCGTCGTAATATTTTACCTTTTTAACTTTACGTAATGATTTCCATCTTACTTTAAGTTCTCTAATATTACCATTTTCATCTGTATAATTGTTACCAAAAACATGACCGTTTAATTCAGCCATGTTAAATATAGAATCATACATTGCTACATTAGAAGCACTATCTCTAAACAATGTATGATTATCATAATCTTCAGCATAAGCACTTCTACCACTATTTGTAGTATATTCCATTAAAAAATCTATATCAGATTCTTTTAATTCATCATAGTATTCATCTACTAATTGATTAGGTGATTTATAATCTTCTATAATGATAATCGAAGCATCTTCAAATCTATCTGAATTACCACTTCTTACAGCATGTACTTTTAAAGGATTTAATTTAGTTAATCTTGGTTCATCAAAAGCAATATCTACAAGATATACTTCTTCTGCCATAATTAAAGCATCTTTAAAACCTTTTGCAAATTTGTCTACAAAACCTTGTTCTTGATAATAATACTTTAATATTTGATTAGCCATTTTTTCACGAATGTCTTGCCAATTATATTTCATATATTTACCAAGCTCATCCATTTTAGTTTTTAATTCATCTTCTTGATAATTAGCCTGTAAAAAACTAGCTAACTTTTCCATTAAAAACTTTTTCTTATCCTCTTCTTTTTTTGTAACCGCTTCTGAGTTAGCAACAACTACAGACCAGTCAAATCTTCTTTTTAATTCTTCTCCTACTAATAAATCAATCTTAGGAACTACAATAGGGTGATGAGGAATATTATCTGGAATAAAAGAAGCTTCAATTTGTTGAGGATTAACAACATTTGTTAAATCTCTAATATCAACAATACCATTATAAAGATTAAGATTAATTATCTTATTCTTTAATGTTTGTCTTACTTCTTCATTATGATAAAACGAATGTTTATCAGCAAAATCTAAGTTTGATTTTCTCCAATCTTTAGTCTTTTTAGAAAAAGCTAATTTTTGTCTAGGTAATTGTAAATTATTTATTCTTGACATATTAATATTTTTTTATTAAACTTTACAATATACAAAATTTTTGTTCAAAAACAAAATATTTTATTATGTATTAAAATAT